GTGACCGTCTGTATCCAGACATTCGTGATTCGACCCTGATGATGTATCCGTGGTCGTTCTCAATGAAGAAGATTGCGCTGTCTCGGCTGATCACTACGCCGACAAGTTTCTGGAAATACGAGTATCTGTTACCAGGCGACCGGTTAGGCAATCCGCACGCTGTGCGCGATAGTGCCGCGATTGGCAACTTCATCAGCGCCGATTGGGAAATCCAAGGCGACAAGCTACTGACCAATCTGGAAGCAGTCTATATCGACTACCAGTACCAGACACCAGAGTACGCAATGCCGCAATACTTTGTGCAGTTGCTGAAATACATGGTGGCCTGGCACATTGCTGAACCGATTACCGAACAAGGCGAGAAGACACTGCGCTGGCGGCAGATTGCTGTGGGTGATCCGGCAGAGAATGGTCGCGGTGGCTATGCCCGGCAGGCGATGGTTATTGATGGCAAGAACCAGCCGGTGCGTGTGATTGAGGATTACACACTTGTTGCGGTGAGGAACTGATGGCAAGGTTTGTTGATTTCACGACAAACTTCAGCACGGGTGAACTCGACCCGCTGCTGCGTGCGCGTGTTGATCTGCAGCAGTACGGTAACGCGCTGGCCAAGGCGACCAACGTCCTGATCCAGCCACAAGGTGGCCTGCGTCGCCGCCCAGGCACAAAGCACATCCTTGAGCTGCCCAATACCAGCACGGCATCTGCTGGCAATGGTGTGCGCCTAGTGCCGTTTCAGTTTTCGGTGGATGACAGCTATATGCTGTGCTTCACCCACAATCGTATGTACGTCATCAAGAATGGTGTCGTGCAGGCCAACATCAATGGAAGTGGCAACAGCTACCTGACCACCACCATTGGCTCGAGCATTGTTGACGATATGTGCTGGACGCAGTCGGCTGACACGCTGATTGTCGTGCATCCAGACCTGCAGCCGGTACAGATCCAGCGTACTAGCGACACAGCCTGGACGGCCACCACGGTCACGTTTGACAGCATTCCGAAATACGCATTCAACATCCAATTCGATACGAACATTGGATCGACGCTAACTCCGTCTGCGGTGTCTGGCAACATCACGCTGACAGCGTCAGCGACAAACCATGACACCGGCGCAGCCCAAGCTGGCACTAGCACTACGATTACGCTGAAATCAACAGCCAGCGCCACCGATGACATCTACAACGGTATGTATGTCACCATTACCGGCGGCACTGGAGCTGGGCAAATACGCATTATTCAAGACTATGTAGGCAGTACTAAGGTGGCGACCGTTGATGATCCATTCACCACAGCGCCAACCAGTGCCAGCAACTATCAAATAACCACCTGGACAACCGAATCGGTCAACCAGTACATCAATGCCAGCCCACAGGGTCGCGCTCGGATCACTCGGTATGTATCGTCTACTGTGGTCGAAGCGGTTACTGAATACCCATTCTTTAACACCACGGTTATTGATGCTGGGCGCTGGGAGCTTGAGCATAACTATGAGGATGTGTGGTCAAGCGCTCGAGGCTGGCCACGGTCGGTGACTTTCCACGAAGGTCGGTTGTATTTCGGTGGGAGTAAGTCGCGGCCATCCACAGTGTGGGGCAGCAAGATCGGGCTATTCTTTGACTTTGTGCCATTTGAATCGCTGGATGATGACGCGGTTGAGGCGACGCTAGACACCAACGAGCTGAACGTCATCACCGACATTATCAGCTCGAGAGACTTTCAGGTATTTACTACCGGTGGTGAATTCTTTGTGCCGCAGCAGGGTACTGAGCCAATCACACCGCTGACCTTCACCTTCAAGAACGTCAGCCGAAATGGGATTAAGCCTGGCACTAGGGTGCAGTCTGTTGAGTCTGGCTCGGTCTACATCCAGCGCCAGGGCAAGTCGTTGAACGAGTTTCTGTTTAGCGACACTCAGCTCACCTACATCACGCAACGGATCTCGCTGCTGTCTGGCCACCTGCTGAAGGGGCCACAGCGGATTGCTTTGCGTCGCGCATCTAGTACAGAAGAGGCCGATCTGTTGCTGATGACCAACAGCAATGATGGCAGCATGGCAGTCTTTTCGATTATGCGCAGCCAGCAGATCACCTCACCATCTGAGTACACCACCGATGGTGAATTCATTGATGTGGGCGTGGATGTGACGCAGATCTACTGCGTGGCCAAGCGGGTATTCAATGGCACAACAAGGTACTTTGTTGAGCGTTTTCAGGATGATCTGTATACAGATTGCGCATTTACTGGTGCCGCTGCAGCTAGCGCATCTGGCCTGCCGCATATTGGCAAGGCGTTGGATGTAATCACGGACGGCGTGCCGCAGTCGGATGAGACTGTTAGCGGTGGCGGCTCGGTGACGTTTGATCGGGCATCGACCGTTAGCTACGAGGTTGGTCTGCCGATCACGGTCTACGTCAAGACCATGCCTGTTGAGATCAAGCTGCAGACCGGCAGCCGGGTATCGTTCAAGAAGCGCATTGTCGAGATTGCTGCGGTACTGGAGGAGACACAAAACATTGTGATCAACAATCAGCCGGTGGCGTTTAGGCTGTTGGACAATCCGCTACTGGATGATCCAGAGCCAACCTTCACCGGCATCAAGCGGGTCAATGGTGTGCTGGGTTATAGCCGAGAGCAGTCGATTGAGGTATCGCAGAACTTGCCATTGAAAATGAACTTACTAGGCCTTGACTACCGCGTGGCCGTTTACTCGGGAACATAGACATGGCTGACCCATCACAAATAGTCGCCGGTGCAGGTTTAATCGCATCGTATGGTGCTGCACAGGCGCAAGAAGCTGCAGGCATCCAGCAGCAGACCGGCTACCTACTGCAGGCACGCGACAACCTCACGGTTGCTGAAGTGCGTGCAGATATGTCGGATCAGTATGCTCAGATCCAAGCTGGCCGGATGCTGAAGAAGGCTGAGATTGAAGCGCGTAATTATCAGATTGCTGGCAATACCTTGTTGCGAAATGCGCGTGTCACCAATGCTGCATTAAGGGCTAGAGCTGCTGCCAGCGGTGTAGCGTTTGGTGAGGGCAGTACTGCAGCGGTTCAGCTTGAGAATACTCGAAGCGTTTTGTTTGATGTCAATATTGCAGAACTTAATGCTTTGACAGCTAAAGCTCTTGGCTATGAAGATGCGGCTGCAATGATTCAGTCAACCGACTACCAAAACTTTTTGAATGTGTTTGCGGCGCAGCGCCAGGCTGGCCAATACGAGCAAGCAGGCAGAGCGGCGCGTCAGGCTGGTAGCCTGCTGGCTGGTGCTACGTTGACCCGTGGTGCGGTTGAGTTTGGCCAGACCTACTTCAGAACAAAACCTTAAGGCGGCGCTATGGTAACGAGACTTGAATCTGGCCGAATCCAACTAAACGCACCTAGTGGTGCGCCGATGGAGCGCGTGGTGCCGCAGCAGGTGGATTTTATGGCTGCAGCTAAAGAAGAAGCGCGTGGTCTTGGGGTGCGGGCGGACATTATTGATCGTATGTCGCAATTTCTTTTTGGCAGTGCCAAAGAATTGGCTGCTCAAGAAGCGGTGCAATATGTGGCAGACAATCCACCAGATCGAGATCAGCTTTTGCGTGCTGCTGGTTTTGATCCGGCAACTGGTGAATTTAGTGGAGCAGCAAAAGATGGCAAAAGAAATGCGCCAATACCAATAACGGCTTTTGATAAAGAGTATCAAAAAGCTAGGGGTAAACAAATTGCAATTCTTTTAAAAACAGAAGGTGCAAATGAAATAGCAAAGCTGCTTACGCGTCTTGACGAAGAAGGGACGCAGAATCTTTCTTCTGCCCAAATTTCCACAAAGCTAGCAAATATGATTGCTGGTTATTCTGCGGCAGCAAGAAGAGAAAGCCCAGAGGCTGCGATTGAGGTTGAAGCGTCACTTGCTGCGTCTGGACATACCGCGATTGAAAAAGCTAGGCAGCTAGAACTTAAGTCAACAATAGAAAAGCGCCTAATTAAACTTGATCAATTAGTTGCAGACGAACTATTAGAGCTTCAGGAAAGTTTTAGTACGGCTCCACAGGCCGCCGTGTTTAAGATTACCAAGACAACAGAAACAATAATGAATGCTGCGGTTGCAACTGGCGATAGAACAGTTATCGCCGAAACAAGAAAGAAGGTTGAAAAAGCAGTTTTAGAAGCTCAAGTAAACGCCGTACTCAAAAGCATTGTTACAGACAAAGATTTAATGGCTGACTTTGTTGGCACAAGAGAAAAGATATACAAAGGCGATCTTGGAAAACTAAGTCTAGTAATGCAAAACCTTAATTTTTATCATCCTGACGTAGTGACAAATTTGGTTAATACTTTCCAGCAGCAGGCTGTTGATCTTCGCAATGCAAATGATTACAAAAAAGAACAAGAAGCAAAAGCTAGGGATCAGTTATTTGTTAACAAGTATGCTGAGTGGGTAAAGGCATCACCAGTAAGAAAGCGTGAACTTGAAAGAGATATGGTGCCGCTTGCCAGAAGCACTGCAGACATAGACAAAATTACAAAACCGCAGGGCGGTGAAAACAAAGGCAACCCGCTTTTGGTATCTGCTTTGCGTGATGAGATTGCTAACAATCGAATAACCTCTCCATATCAATTGCATCCATACTTTTCGCGTGGCTCAATTAACGCAGAACAATTGTCATCACTGCAAACTTCTATTTATAGTGGTGACGCAAAGAGTCGTACCGATGCATCACGAACATTGAGATCTTTTGCCGGTGTTGGCGACCAGATTGTCGGCACCTTTGAAAAAGACAAAATGGAATTCATAAAGCTGGAAAAACTAGAGGATCGGTATGAAAAGGCTTTGGCAGCAGAGCGCGAACGAATTGCATTGCTGCCACCGGACAAAAGGGTTGGCATTAATTATGAAGGCATTGCGCAGAAGGTAATTGAAGATTATCGTAAAAACGATGTCGCTACAGACAGAAAGACTACCGCGCAACAAAGGCTGGATAAGATTGCCGCACGCATTAAGAAAGACTTTAAGATCAATGTTGAGATTAAGGCAAGCACAAGCATTGAAGATCTGAAAGCGCTTAAAGGAACAAAGCCTGGCGATTTCTTTAGCTCAAAAATGTTTACTGAAGATGAACTCTCGGTTATCGAGAAACAGCTCAAGATTCTGAAAGAATGATATGTACTCACAGATAGAGCAGGAATATCTTGATAATTTGCTGGCTGCCAAATATCCGGCAGAGCCAAGCATCGACGGTATGCAATTGGCTGCCGCAGATACAACTCGATTGCCAGAGGTGGTGGTTACTGGCGAAGCGGAGCCTGATGGCCCTGGCGGCCCTGCTGGTGAGCCGCAGCCGCGCTTTGGCCGAGGTGGTGTAACCAAGGCGCGATCTGAGGCTGCTGGTGGGTTAGAGGTGCCAGCGATGGGATTGGCCGATATGTTGGCCGGTGCGTTGCGCGGTACAGTTGCTCAATCGCTTGGCCTGCCTGGTGATCTTGAAAGCCTAGTGCGCCTACTGACAGGCGGCGAACAAGTGCTGCCGACTACTGAGCGCGTCAGCGAAATGCTGCCACCTGTGGTGCCGCCAGGTGCGCCAGACATGGTTGGCTATAGCGCAGCCGAGCGTCGAAAGACAGCAGATGTTGCAGGCAAGCTCGGTGAGTTCAACCCGATTGTTGGTGCGCCAGAAGCGGTAAAGATTGGCGTTAAGGGTGCCAAGGCTGTGGGTGAGGCTCTAGCACCAGCAGCCGGAAAGATGGCAGAAGAATACCTGCGCAAGACCGGTGGCTTGGTTAATGCCGTGCCAGTAGAAGATTACATTTTCGTTGCCGCTGATACTGCGGCTAGAGTTGATGGCGGTGCAGTAAAACTATCGAACAAAGTCAGTGAAGGCAAAAAGCTGCAGTTAGATCCTAAGTACAGAGTATCTGTAGAGGGCGCATACGAACCGCAAGGTGGTGGGCAAAATATTATTAATGATGTCAACCCAAGAAACATTCAGGACATTTCATTCCGCTTGGATAACCTAGCGGAAACATTCCCTGATCCGCTTGAGTCGCCTGAAAAATTCTCATCCATGTTGGCTACGGTATACAACTCAACTGAAGTGCCGATACCACCGCGCTGGCTTATTGAGAATGTTAACGACATGGACAAATGGTCTAAGTGGTTCTCGACCATGAGCAAAAATCAGATTGATGAGGCTGATAGAGGGTTTGCTGTAGTTGAGAAATTCCGTGGCATTTACCGTAATAACATAGCAAAAGCAGATACTACTGGCCGCTTGATGATGTGGTCGATGATGTCGCGTATGGCTTCTGCGTATCCGCATGAATCAGGCTTTTTGGATTTGGCTGAAGCAATGGGGCCAATTATCAATAAAGCTGTGCGCGGTGAATATACAGAAGCAGACGTTGCGGAAGGCTTGCGGATTGTGCAGGAATCAATTCCAAAAGGCAGCCCAGGCAGACAAGTTATATCTAATGCAAACGCTTTTGTAGATACCTTCTTGGTAAAGATGTCTGAAAAAATACCGGACGGTAGAACAAAACTGCAGGCTTTGCATGACATGATTATTGATCCAAATATGACAGGGCCGCAGATCCGCAGAGCGTTTTACGGATTGGCAGAAGGCGTTGGAATTAAAAACAAAGTATTGTCTTTTGCGCTGCTGGTGTCTGGGCGCGAGGATGTCATGGTGCTGGATCGCATCCAGATCAACCGGCTGTTTGCTGGTGGCGACAAAATTTATGATGATGTTGCTGACATTTTTGATGGCGGGCCTGGTCTTGCTATTTACGAAGGCCTTGAGCGATCTTTGGCTAAAAAGATTCAAGAGCTTTACCGCCGTGTTGGCCGAGAAGATAAAGCAAGTGTTGGTCGTTACCATTGGGAAAGCTGGGTTTTGTCATCCGGCCAAGAGGTCGCGCATCCAACTTTGGAAACGATTGTCAAATCGGCTAAAGGAGAAGCTGATGCTTTTGTCGGCGTGCCGGTTATGGAAGGGCGAACTCATCAAACCGCATATGGCGTGACTTACGAACGCACTCCTGGTGGTGGTAATCGTTTTGTTTTTGCAACATCCAAAGGCGACAAATATCAATTTAACAAAAACGAATTAGACGCTATGTTTAATGACGTAATGGAAGGTAAAAATAGGGCTGTTCCCAAAGACTTCCCAGGAGTAAAATATTTTAGTAGAGACACATTGCCGGACGGCAGTCCTAACCCGTACTTTGGCAAGCCTTGGTACACCTGGCCTGGAGTAGACCGTGAACGAATCGACCAAGCAGCAAAAACTTATGGCACCCCTATCAATGCCAAAGGAGGAAGCGGAGATATGGGCAGAGCTGTCAAGGGTAACGCTCCCGATGGATCCAAGCGAACCGCAGCAAACGAAAGAAACAAACCAGGCGTAACTCGGGGCCGCACAGCTCCAAAGACAGGAGCTGAATAAATGGCTATCCCACCTCTTGAGCAGCGTCTAAGCCAGATCATTGACACGCCTACCAGGCAGGAACTGCCTGAGACAGAGGCGCTGCCGCCAGATATTTTGCCTGTTGAAGAATACGAGTCGGTGCAGGTGGCTGGGCTTGGATCTATTCCATCTGCGCTTAAGGGTGTTTTTCAAACAAGCAATGTTAGCAAAGTAAAGAAAGCAGGAACGGCTGCCGACATGGTTGGCGAGGCGGTAAAGGTTGCGCCGCCAGTTACTGAAGCTGCTGCGCCTGCAGTCAAGCCACCGGCAAAGCCACCGGCAAAACCAAAAGCAGCAACATTACAAACGCCAAAAGCTGCGACAAAGCCACCGGAAGCACAGACGCTGCAGGCCGAGGCCGCTGCCGCCAAGGGTGTTGGCAAGCCACCAGAGCAGCCGTTTAACCTTGATCTGTACGATGACAACAGCGTGGCTCAGTACACTGAGGCTGTGCTGAAAAACGCTGGGATTGATTACCAAAGAATTACCCTAGCAGAGATTGAGGAGCGCGTTGTGCGCGAAGGCATGGGGCCGGAGTACACAGCGCAGATCCGTGCAATTGCTGACCGCTACCAAGACTTGCCATTTGAGGTGCGTCGCGCTTCTGTGGCTTTCCCGCTGCACGTTAAAGAACTAAACACAATCACAGAATCGTTACTCAAAGAGCCTACCAATAAAGATTTGAAACGTAGGTTTCTTGAGCAATGGGCTGTGACCGTTCATGTCGGCCAAGCTGCTAAAGATATTCAGGTTGCACCAGCGCAGGCTTTGGCGGTGTTAAACCAAAGCAGAACTACATTGTCTGAGGCTGATGTCGGTTCAATTCGGTCATTGTTGGATGACCCCAATATTGACGAAAACATCAAGCAGGCAGCAGAAGGATTGGCAACGCTGGTCGATAACTCGGCCAAGGCAAAGCTGATTGAAAAGCTGTCGAGGGTTGGATTTGTAAAAGACCTTTGGCTATCAACCTGGGTCAATGGCCTACTGTCGTGGACTGCGACACCGGCCATCAACATGGTCAGCAATACATCGTTTGCTTTGCTGCAGCCATTTACTCGAGCAACCGCAGGCGCTATTGGTGGCGCACGACAAATGCTGCCAGGAGCAAACCCCGACCGGGTATATATGGGTGAGTCATTGGCGGGTGTGGCTGGTTATGTGCAGTCCAGTAAAGATGCTATGCGCTTGGGCTGGGAGGCTCTTAAAACTGGCAAGAGTCTTGATGAGCGTATTGGTATTGCTGGCGGTACAAAACTAGAAACCCGTGGCAGTGCTGCTGGATTGGATGCTGGCGAATATGGATTTGAAGGCAAGACCGCAGCGGCGCTGACACTATGGTCTAAGTTTGTTGCTGTACCTGGTCGAGTAATTCAAGCGCAGGATGAAGGATTCAAGGCGCTGGCTTATCGGTTTGAGCTGAATGCCCAGGCTTACCGAGATGGTGTGCGCTATGAGAATCAATTGCTGGTTGATGGAGTTGATGAGGAAACAGCTAGCAAAGCAGCGATGCAGCGCGTTATTGACAACATCAATGAGCCATTTGAATACATTGAATTAGAAGCGCAAGACTTTGCCAGGATGCTGACCTATACCAGAGACTTGGAAGGGTTTGCAGCTCGAGTGCAGGATGTTTCTAATTCCAATTTGCTGGCAAAAACTCAGATGCCATTTGTGCGCACGCCGACATGGTTGATTTCTGAGGGGCTGCAGCATAGCTGGTTTGCACCGCTGTCTGCGCAGTGGCGTAAAGACATGGCAGCCGGTGGCGCTAAACGTGATTTGGCGCTGGCTAAGTTTGGGCTCGGCTCTATTGCAATGAGTGCGCTTACCTCACTTGCTGTGGACGGCAGGATTACTGGCGGCGGCCCAGGCAATGCAGATCTGCGCAAGGTCTATATGCGCGATGGATGGCGTGGAAATTCTTTTGTGTTTAATGCTGGCGAATGGGATGATGAATTCAAGACATACCTTGAAGGCTTCCCGCGCATGGATCCTTCTGTCGGCAAGAACGGAAAACTATACGTTAGTCTGCGCGGATTTGATCCGATTGCTGCGCCATTTGCGATGGCCGCATCTTATGTCGAATATGCCAGATATGAAGATGACCAAGACCTGACTGCGCAAGTTGGGCTGGGTGCGTTGTTTGGTCTGTATGAATACATTGGGCAGTCGCCATTTATGCAAACCCTGGGCGGCATGGTTGGCGCTTTGGGTAATCAGATGGGCAACCCCAAGCAGGCAATGAAAGATGTCATCAACATAATGACGGCTAACATCAGCGACTATGTAATTGGCGGCTCGCCTGTCGGCGCATGGAGTTCGTTCCAGGCTGGTATCGAGCGCTACATTGATGGCACCAGAAGCGACATTACAGCACCACCTGATTTGCCAACCGGTGTCAAAGGATTCTACGAGGGTTTTCTGCGCAAGATTGCTCGGACACCTGGGCTATCTAGCAAAGTTCCAACAAGGCTAAACCGCTGGGCAGAGCCTGACTATGAGGTTGACCCAGCTCGGCCTTGGCTTGGCTTTACCGGCATTCGCACCTCTGAATCCAAGATGCAGGAAGTGGACAGAATGCTGATTTCCCTGGGCATCCCTTTGGCCTGGCCGCCACGCTCCATAACCCAAACAGGCGCAGGCGGCGTGGGCGCATCTGTAAAACTTAACACCGAGGAATACAACGAGCTGCTACGGATCTATGCCCAGGATGTGCAGATCGGTGGCAAGAATGTGCAGCAGGCTTTAGTTGACCAGGCTAAATCAAAAGACTTTGAAAGCCTAGACAAGTTTTACCAGCAGAATTTGATCAAGATGCTGGATGACCAATTTATGGAAATTGCCCGCGCCAAACTGTTGCAAGAAAGCCAATACGCTGATGTACTTCAGGAGCGTTTGCAGGTTGAGCAAGAGAAAAAATTGTTGCGTGGGTCGTATAAACAGTAAGTATAATTTTGACAAGGAAGGGTTAAACCATGGGCGTGCCAATTAGTAATGTGACAAGGCGGGTGGTCTATGCCGCAAGCGGCACCGGCCCGTATAACTTTACGTTTGAGATCCTGGCTGCTGGTGACATTGCGGTGTACCGCGATGACACGCTGCTGACGCTGACTACCAATTACACAGTCACCATCAACAGCAACGGCACAGGCTTTGTGACGCTGACTGCTACGCCGACAGGTGCGACGCAGATTGCTATTGTCGGCAACCGTACCATTTCGCGCACGACTGACTTTGTGACCGGCGGCGACTTCTTCGCCAACACGCTGAATGATGAGCTGGATCAGCAGACCATCTTCAACCAACAGAATGCCGAAGGCCTGCAGCGTGCGTTGATTGCACCGCAGACAGACCCGACCACAATTGACATGACGCTACCGAGGGCGGTAGATCGTGCCAACAAAACGCTGGCATTCGATGCCAACGGTGACCCAACGCTAGGCATTAGCGCTGCCGATGTAGCCAATGCGGTGACCTATGCCACCAACGCTGCCAACAGCGCGACAGCCGCAGCTTCGTCTGCCTCGGCTGCATCCAGCTCGGCCTCGAGTGCCAGCAGCTCGGCCAGCACAGCAACGACCCAGGCATCCAACGCTAGCACCTCGGCTACCAATGCCGCTAACAGCGCAAGCGCTGCATCTACGTCGGCTACCAATGCTGCGAGTTCTGCTAGCACGGCGGCAACACAGGCCAGCAATGCGTCAACGTCTGCGACTAACGCTGCCAGCTCCGCATCTGCTGCCAGTACGTCAGCATCGAATGCTGCGACCAGCGCGACCAATGCGTCTAACAGCGCATCTGCTGCTGCAACCAGCGCATCCAATGCGGCGACAAGTGAAACAAATGCAGCGAACTCTGCTTCTGCTGCGGCTGCCTCTGCGGCTTCAGCGGCCAATACCTTCGACAGCTTCGATGACCGCTACCTCGGCACCAAGGCAAGCAACCCAACGCTCGACAACGACGGCAACGCCCTGGTAGCTGGTGCGCTGTACTTCAGCACATCTGAAAACATCATGAAGGTGTACGACGGTGCGAGCTGGATTGCTGCAACGTCAGCAGGTAATGTCAGCTTCTTGCGCTACCGGTATGTTGCCACCTCCGGCCAAACCACCTTCTCGGGTAGCGACTCCAATGCTGCGACCTTGAGCTACACGGTCAACAACATCGTGGTGTTCTTGAACGGTGTTTCGCTGGATCAGACCGAGTACACAGCAACCAGCGGCACCAGTGTTGTGCTGGGTACTGGCGCTGCGTTGAATGATGAGTTGGTGATAGTCGCCTTCAAGTCGTTTGTGACTGCTGACATGGTGCCTGCGTCAACCGGTGGCACCTACGCTGGTGCGGTGCGCTTTGCTGCTGGCTCGGCCTCGGTGCCGTCGATCTCGGTGAGTGGCGATACCAACACGGGCATATTCTTCCCTGCTGCGGATACGGTAGCTATTGGTACAGGTGGTACGGAAGCGTTGCGGGTGAATAGTTCGCAAACATTAACTTTTGTTAGGTCTACTTTAGCGTCTTATCAATGGACTGCATGGAATCCCTCCGACATACTTGGAACGACAACTACTGCCCCATCTACAGGAACGACTGACGATAGCAACTACGTCACAATGTCGAATTCATCCGGCACATTGA